TCTTTAATTCTTATATCTTCAATTATTTGATTAGTAACATCAATTATTGACGTTCTAAATTCAATCATATCGTGAGCGTATGTATTTACACCCTGATTACCTTTCTTTGTATAGGTCATTTCGCTTTCTTCATTAGAAGAAGTTTCAGATTGATTATTAACAGTTGATTCTGTAGTGTTTAAAGTTTCAGAAGTTTCATCTTTGAAATTATCGTTTTCCTGCCATATAATTTTATCAGCATGTGTAACAGAATCAATTTGTTCAGGTGTTTTTGCTATGTTACCTTGTGGTGTTTCAGTTTCAACAACCTTTGAATAATCTTTAATATCATGTGAATTTGTTACTCTTCCTGTATCACTTGTATTAGTTGTTCCAGCATCTGTTGAAGTTCCTGAACCTGATCTTGTTTGAGTTGTTTTTTCAACAACGTCAACGTTATCAAACGGATTCGGAAGTTCTGACATAATTTCAACGGTTTTATACATTTGATTATAGAAAGGCATAATTTCGTTCATTGTGATTTCAAGTTCATCAATAAACCTTCCTATTGTTTCAAAGCCTATTTCTCTATATTTATAATGATTTAATAGTTTTTGATTGAGAACTTCTCTTGTTGGAATAATTTCTTTTACTTCTTTAAGTTGTGATAATGGTTCATACATAGGATAATTTTTTAATGCATTATCAATTAACGGTTTTACATTTTCATCTTCAAGTAAAGTTTTCAATAAAACGGTATATCTAGCCATTATTCTTTATCCTCCTTTATCACTTTAAAATCACCCTTTTTAGCGTGTCTAAACTTAACAGATATATCAAGATTAAACATCTTATTTATTTCCTCACATGCTCTCTGACGGCTTTTCAACATAGTTTCAGCGAACATTTCAATTTGTTCGTTATTTGCTTGAACTTCATCATCAACTAAACGCTCCCTTTTATCCATATTTGCATTATTAACTCCTAGAAAGGTCATGCATTCATTCCAAACAGCGTGTTTTTCAATTTGAAGTTTATCAAATACAATTGGGGCATCTGTTTTTAATACGCTAACTCCTGAAAGGTCTAAATCCTTTGAACCAAAAATAACCGGTTCATTTCCACTCCATTGTTTATAAACTTGTTTTAACGTGTTACGCTGTTTTTCATTACAGGAAATAAGAATAGGTGTTTTCATTGCTGTTACATTTATATCAATTGTTCTTGATAATTCTGTTAATTTATAAGAATATAAAGTTACTGTGTCAACCGTTGGAATTCTTTCGTCATTATTACAGATTAAAACACAATCAATATTGTTTTCATAATCCTTTATATTACCGTTATAATTTGTTGCAATCGGTCTTAATTTAGTTGGTTCATCATAGTAATTGAGAACACCACCATCACTACATTTTGAGATCATGAATCCTTTTTCTTCATCTTTGAAGAACATACATTCACCATAACCGAATAAATAACGTTCAATCCATTTTTCATTTATACAATTAGGAAGGTTACACCATTCAAAAGAACTCAACGCTAACAACTTCAATTTATTAAAATAATCAATAAATGTAAGGTTATTTAAATTTTTTTCATATTTTTTAATATCCATATATTTTTACCTCTATTTGACTATGTTATTACTAACACCATAATTCCTAAAGTTATTAGGATTTTTCCAAAAAGTAATTCCATTATCATAACATTGTTTTATTTTTGCTTTATCTTTAATAGGTATTGCACCGTCAATATTTACATCAATTGTTTTAGTAAACCACCAATTTTCCCGGTGATTTTTATTCGGAATTTTAACACGGTTTACCTTATAACCGAACATTGAAAAATATTCGTCAATGATTGTCATATATTCAGGTTTAATTCTCATATTATAGAAAATAAACTTATTTTTTCTATCACCTGTTATAACATCACCACTATTAATGTTTCCTTGTGCCTGTGGAGGTGTTAAACTTGCCTTGCGAATTTCTCCAACAGAACTTGCAATGCTTGAAACACCTGACATAAGAAGTGTACCACCAACACCAGCACCTCCACCTGTTGCAATTGTTCCAACACCTGCAACAACTTGAAACAATCCCATTACTGTACTAACACCAACATTAACGCTGTTTTGTGTCATCCAATTTGTAAATGCGTCACCTGTCCAATTGCAAATAGCAAATTTACCAAGATTTAAACCTTCCTCATCATTTTCATAAACACCTTTATATTTTTCAGGAATCAACCTTATTGAACCGCCAGGAGTTAAACAACCTTTTACAGTAAAATAAATATCTTCTCCATTATTAAAATGTTCCCATTGATAAATTGCAGAACCACCATTATTATTTGAAACAAGTAAATATGTATAAGGGTAAGTTAATAATTTATTGTTTTTTGGTTTTGTTGTAATGTAGTTTAAATTTTCTTTATCTAATAAACCACCTACAGTACCACCTAAATTAAGATATTGAAAATCATCATTAAGATTTCTAATAGATATTTGATATATAGCAGGAACATTCGTAACATTAACACTATTTTTATATCTTTTAATTTCGTTAGTTTCACCATCTTTAACATCATAATCAATAGTTGCTATTAATTGTGATGGATAAACAAACATACAAGTTATTGCATCTAGTTTTCCAGCATCTGAATATTTTTTAATAAATTCTTCTATGTTCGTTTCCAGGTCTGAACTTCTAGTTGAAAAGGCATAATAGATAATACCTGAAGGAATACCATTATATTGTTGAATTTTTGTTTTTCCGTTCAATTCTTGAGTTACACCAATAACAATTGAAAGGTCATTCATATTAATATCTTGTACTTTAGAATGACAATAATATTCTCCAATTTCAACATTTTCAGGAACGGTGTGTAGTCCGATTGTATCATCATCAACATGTTCACGTTCTATAAAAGAAGGTTTAACAATATAATCAAACATCCATGTTTGAATTACATCTGTTTCAATAGTAATATTTGTTTGATCATCACCCTTGTATTCATAGTTAGTTATAAAAGCGTAAAACCATTTATCTGAATTATCTTGATTTTGATAAGCAACATAATTATAGTTGATACACTCATCATATTTTAACGGAATTCGCATAATAGAATCTTTTCTTTGATATGAAAACTCCGTTAAAACTTTATGAGGTATTCCATCAAAATAAGTTTTTTGATGATTGAGTGTATCAAAATATAATGTATGTGAATATCCATTATCTAAAGTTAAATTAAATAAATAAACCTTTGTACCATATTCACTCATTACATTTACTCCTTTTAATTACACAATTGTTCCGGTTGCATCAACCCAATTTGTACCATTAAACCATATAGGTTTACCAATACTTTCATCAAAATAACACAATCCAACAATTCCGTTCGGTCTTGTAGTTGAAGTTCCGTGATAAGTTTGAACCCAAACACCGGAATCATAAATTCTGAAAAGGTTGTTTTTCTCTGTTTCACCTGCTTTTAATCCCCAATACAGATAACTATTCCTGATATTATCAGGGTCAAAGGTTAAACCTAGTTTACTTCTTCTTGAAAGTTCACCATTAACATACATTTCAATTCCTGGAGCAAAATAATTCTCCGGACCTCTTAATCTTATATATCCGTTGTTAAAATCAACCTTTGTACGGATTTGACCTATTAAGAATTGTTTAACCCTTCCAAGGTCATTAGCGGTGTTATTTTCCTGTGTTACGTTCGTTTCTTTTGCTACATAAAGGAAAGTTCCCACACTTCTATCAGTTGTAAACCAATCTATGTTTTCATTCTGTTTTACACCCCTTAAAACGGTTGAAGTTGAACCACCACCATCAAGAATATATGCATTGATTGAACCATTCAAAGCGTGAATTCTTGCTAGATCATCATAACTCATTCCTAAACTTTCATGATTTCTCCCATCACAAGAAATAATGATAATTGAACCGTCTTCAGTAAAACCAATTGATTGACGAGGTTCAGTCCTTAAATCCGTTTGTTCAACAGGTGTACCGTCAATTATTAAACTTGCAAATATAGGACAAGCAAATTTAACACCGTCTTTCAACATTGATTCAGGTGTAGTTCCTATATGATAAACTTTATATTGATTATCCTTTGTAATAGCAAAGTATTGATATTTTTCAGGTGTTACGGTTGGAATATCCCTGTAAAGAATATCACCGTTATAAATTATACTTGCGATAGGTTTATCCGTATCAACGTTAAAAACACCAGCATTTATACAAAGTGTTGCATTCTTTCTCCAAGCGTGTTTTAACGTGCTTTCTAACGTTGTACAAGTTAAATCATCGTTAGCAATACCCATTTTAAGAGGGATAACAGTTCCGTTTTCATCACAACGAGGAATTTTCGTTAAATAGTAATATGTTTTACTAGTATTATCTAAAATTTTACTAGTGTTAATTCCATTATAGAAAACGTTAGTTTTTTCAATAGAATCAACAATATCATAAAGAACAATATTCGTTATAATATCAGAAAGTTCACCTGTTGATTTCATACCTTCAAAAAGTTGTTTAATACTAGTTGAAAGGTTATCTTTAATATAAACGCATAATTCAGCAATCTTTCCGTCTTGCTTTAATAATCTTGCTGTAGTATCTGTTAAAAGTTTTTCAACCTTTGACTTCAAAACATTATATTTATATTCTTCTGAAGTGTTATCACGTTCACATCCTTTTGTTAAACATTCATTCATATTTCAACCTCTCATTTTTAGATTTTTTAATTGTAGTTCAAGTGAATTTATTTCACTTCTCCATTTTCTTCTTTGTTCTTTTGTTTCAGCATATTCAGAAATACTCAATTCACCTTCAGCGAATTTAATTGCTTTATAATCTGTAGCCTTTAGTTTTGATTTTAATTTAAAAATTTCAGTTGATATTCTCCTAAATTCTTCATTATCTATAAGTTTAACCATTGTTTAATACCCCTTTATAACTCGTGTACAATATCGCTTACAAAATCTGTTCCATTAACTTCAAAAAATACATCACCACCACCGTCAGCCGAACGAATAGCATAGTTCGCATATGAGCAAATATATTTGGTCATATCACCAATCCCGACAAGAGGATAACCATATTCATTGTCCCCTACTCTTATTAGTTGATTAAGTTCATCTACATTTGTAACAGGTGTCGGTGAACTTGATATAAAAACAAAAGATACAGTGTAAGGGTCATCGCTGACATCAACTCGAATTAAATGTCTATAATAAGTTTTACCACCTGAACCACCTTGTTTTAATAGTTCTATTTCTTGTCTTGCTGTTGCATCTTTAACAGCAAAACCATTTAAATGACAAAAACATTTTTCTTCATTCATAATTTATTTACTCCTTAACATAACTTAATTGAATATCAAGTGATTCCGTTGTTTCGTCATAAGTTCCAACGGCTTTAATATTACCTGAATTTATAACGTTAATAACTTCTTTTTCAACTTCTTGATCTATATATTTATCTTGCTGAATGATTTTTTCATCAATCATTTTTATATAGTTTTCAACAAGTTTAGTTATACATTCCTTGAATTGTTCGTTATCACTATCAATATTTTTAATAGTGGTATTTAGTTGTTCAATAAAGGAATTATGTTCTTTTATAAGTTCCTGCATTGCTTTATAAACTTTTGCGGTTTGTTCTATTGAAGAACCACTTTCACTATCATAAAAAGCCGGAAACGGATTTGTTAAAATCCAATTAGGTAAATTTCTCATTGTTTTATTCTCCTTATAAAATTAAAGGGATAGAACTTTTCATTCTATCCCTTCATAAAGTGATTAACCCTGTGTTTCAGGAACGATGAAAGCAACAGCGTTAACAAGGATAGAGAAGGCATACGTCATCCATACATGTAAATAGTAGTTATCATATAATCCTTGTGCATTTCTGAAAGGTTCAATAACAAATAAATCGTCAAAGATTTGGAAGAAAGATTCATCAACAAGGAATCCACGACAACCCTTTACAGGGAATGCATCAATAACAATTTTCTTTGTATCGTTGAATTCAGCAACACTCATATTGAAAATACTTGCTAAAACATCAACAGCAACGGTTGTATCTGTTGCAGTATCAAGAATAAGAACTTGTTCTTTCTTTCTTGAAAAGGTTGTTACAGGGTTGGTGTCTTTATCCTGTGCGGTTAAATATCCGTTCCATTCAGTTGAAGGGAATTGCATTAAACCGGAAACGGTTTTTACACTCTTAATAAATTTCTTTGCATTTGCATCTGAAGTTAAAGGATCAGCAATATCAACCGTTTTAACAGCCCCTTTGTCAATTGCACTTGCAATCAATTGTTTAATATTGATAAATTCGTCAAGTTCAGCGGAATTATAAAGAGTGTTAATTATATTGTTGATATAGTTTTCAAGTGATTCAAGACTCATAAACGCTTTTGAGAGTTCAACCCTTGAAACGGATACAGGGTAAACCATTTGAGAATTCATACGGTGATAAAGTGTTTTTGTGTCAGGAAGATTTCTTGCTAAAAGCGTTTTACCTTCTTTATCGTATTGAGTTCCTTTAATAAAGTTGTTGTAAATTTCCTCAACCGTATCACCTAAAGGTTTCTTTCCTTTCTTCAATGATTTCAACGGATTTTCAAAAATTTTAGTATGAACATAACTTTTAATAAGTTTGTTTAAAAGCGTGTTCATAAATTCGTTTGCAACTTGAATATTATCATCATCAATCATTGCATAACGAATTTCATTCATATTTGTTCTTGTAGCCTCCGGAATTCTTTCTTGATAAGTTGCCGACGCATTGTCTCTAATAGTGTTTAAAATTTCTAATACATCCATTATTTTATTTCTCCTTTTTCATTAAATAAATTTTTAAATTCTCTTTTTTCTTTTGGTTCATCTTTAATCGGATCGTCTTTTTCTTTATTTTCACCAAGCCTTAAAAATAACTTCATATTCGCTTGTCTTAAATTTTCGTTATCCGATGAAAGTTGATTGTTTGTTCCTTCAAGTTCTGTTAACCGGTCATAATCCGGTGTTGCATCTTCTTGAAGTTGTGCTAATAATTCAAGTCTGTTAGAATCATCTTCACATGTTCCAATTGCTTGAATACGTTTTATAAATTCTGTTTTATCCATTGTTTCCTTCTCCTATTTGCTGTTAATACTAAAAAATTAAATTTTGATTTCTTTGTTTTAATAATGACTCCACCACCTGAATCACCGCTTGAACCGTCTGTTATAACACTATACCAATTTAACGCTAATTCACTTCTGTAATTCTGTACGCTTTCGCTTTGGTCAGCAGGTCTTTCATAACACAATAAAAATGCTTTTGCTAACTCTGAAACATTTGAAGTTGATTGTGAAAACTCTTTGAAAGAAAAAGAATAAGTGTTTGTTGCTATCCATTGAAGATTGTTTTCAACCTCATAAACAATCCTTGCAAGGTTAGAATCCATTTCAGAATAATCATTAAATCCGTTAGATGTCGCCCATTCTGTATATTTTGTTGATGGTGTCCATTGAACTAACCCATAACCCATTGACACATTCCCAACGGATTCACTTTGCCATCTTCCCGGATTCATAGTGCTTTCAGCCTGTAGGTTGCCAAGCATACCAGCAATAGCATTTACAGTCCATCCCTTTTCTTCAAGATAACTTTTTATGTATTTTGCATTTACGGTCATTTGTTCTGTTGAAAGTGGATTACTTTCACCTATAAATGAACCGTAATATGTTCCTTTACTTCCTGTTCTTAAATTAGACATTGTTCATCACTTCACTTGATTAAGGTTGATTTGTTATGTCCGTTGTTACGTCAACGTGTGTTTTAACTTCTACATTATCTTTTACTACTTTGGTATCAACGGTATGTAATTCTTTAGTGATTTTAACGGTGTTATCTATTTGTTCACTAATTCTCTTTAAATCATCTTCAGAAGGTTTTACACCGTCTGCCGTGAAATACAAAGCAACTTGTTCCATAACGTAGTTTTTCTTTTCCTCTCCTGTACCACCCAACTTTTCAGCCGTCTTGATAAGGTTAGGAAGTTTAGAAACAACCTTTGCTAAACTTTGTAATACCTTGCTTGCCGGTTTATTCTTAAACACAATATTAACAATAACACCCGCAAAGGATAATACAGCAGTTACAATGATTGCTACAGTTCCTATGTTATTTAATAACCATTGCCACATAATATATTTACCTCCTTATAAATTTTACATAAAATAATAACCCTGAAAACTATATTGATATAATTTTCAAGATTATTATAATACAAAAATTTTGAATTGTCAATTATTTACAGACAATGTTATTTTTCACATTATGAAATAGTCATTTTGATAACTTCATAGCAAATATTTTTAATGTTCATTGATTCAAAATAAACATTTCCCATTTTATAATTCTCAACAAACAAATAAAAATTACCGGCTCTTCTTCTATTCTTTAATAACATTGTATTTGGTTTATGATCTTTTAATGTTAATGCGTATGTACATAAATATGAAGGGTCAACATCTTCACTAACCCACATTTTACCTTCATATCCATCAAGCCAAACACCATATTTATTTTCTTTATAAATAAAGGTAAATAAGTATTTTGCGTTTTTACCCTTCTTTTCAATGAACGTTTCATCATCTAAAAGGAATTTATTTTCGATTGAATAATCAGCATATTCAGTCCCTTCAACTAGTTTTCCAAACGGTGTATTCCTCTTTTTATCAATGAATTCAGCGTTCTTAACATCTTCAACAAGAATCGGTTTAGTTGGGTGTTTCCATATGTATTTACCGTTCTTATCCTGTTTAGAGGGCATTTTCAATTTCCAATATAAAAAATAAGGATTCGTTATAGTTATTGCGTTTGCTAATAGAAAAGCAATAACCGGTGGATGACCTGTTCCTGGCCTTGCTATCGTTTCATAAAGGTTTAAGAACTTCAGAACCTCATTCGGAAGGTATCTTTGAAACCCTTCTTCAAGAAGAAATTCATCATAAATAAGTATTGTTATTTTCGGATAAGCAATTGATTTTTTATTATTTGCGGTTGATAAAACAAAACCATAACCGGCTATATCTTTATCAGTCCACTTTGTTTTTTCTTTACACTTTTTACGGATATAGAATTTAGTCCCTTCAGTTTTAAATTCATAATCTGGATAAAATTCTTTTATATCCTCAAAATATTGTTGCATAGGAAGTGTTAGATCGTCTTTGTATCGTCTAACATATCCGAATTGTTCACCCTTGTTTATAAAGTTGTCAATTCCTCTTCTTTTAGCACCAAAAGATTTACCACCACCACGATTACCAACAATTAAATTGAATAATGCGTTATGCGTTAAAGTTAAGTTTAAGTTCCAAAATATGTTGTTTGTATCTTTCATTTTAATTCCTTTAATTTTTAATCCATTTTAATTCAGTCGGACCGATTCGACCCTTTTCCCATATCATCCATACATAATCCATCGCACCACCCTTAAACCCTTCAGGTGTATTATTCTTTGAACATGCAATTCTTCCTGTAAATACATAAACCCTGTACGGTGGATATTTTGAGTAAATCTCTTGATAACGTCTTTTTCCGGATAGGTAGTTTATTTTTAGAAACATAGCGACTTTATTTCCCATCGGTATTGAATCAAGGGATTTTAATATAAATTCTGTTGTAAACTTAAACGGTGGATTTGTTATAATATCACCGCTAAATTTCATATCCGTTTGAAGAAAATCCATCACTTTATCTTGATAACCTCTATCAATTAAATCTGTTGAATAAACGTTATATCCGTATTCTTTTAACGGTTTTGAAAGGTTTCCTTCACCACATGCACATTCCCATATATTTTTATTAAACGTTTCATATTCTAGTAAATAATCAATTGCTTTCGGGTCTGTTGCGTAAAAGTCGTTCTCTTCTCTTATTGCTGTATGACTGATTCCGTTTTGTACTAAAACACTCAATTAAATCACTCCAATATGAAAAATGGAGACAATAACAAGTTGTAAAGTAGGTATCACCCCAAATATAAAACGGTGGCTCTTCACCCTGATTTCCGTTTTCATACCTTTACATGTAACAAGTTATTATCTCCATAATTATTATATTAAAATAATTTATAATTGTCAATCAAATTAACGTTTTATTGTAAAGTCAACATCTCTTAAAATAACACCACCTTTAACAATTTTCGGTTGCTTTTTACCTTCATAAATTGCACCTAGTTTAAAGTTGTTAAATGTTACCTGTTTATAACAACCTTTAGGCATACCGGCAACGGTTATTTTTAGTTTATAAAATTCCCCTTTATCAAGATTCTTTGAATAAAGGAATCTTTCTTCTTCTTTTTCTATTCCCTTAAAATAATCTTCTTCAGTTATAATATGATCTTCAATGTAACACTTTTGACGTAAAAATTTAGCCTTGTTAAACGTTCCTTCAAAGTCCCAAGCACCTAGTTTAGTTGAATCAATTTCTAAACCACAATGTGAAAAGAATTCTTCTTCACTTTCACCGTTTAATTCTATATGAAGTGAATCTGTATCAGCATAAATAAATTGTGCTTTGCTTTTTCCTGAATTGTAATTATCCATTATCTTTTGTGCTGAAGAAATAGTTTTTAATCTTGCATAGGAAGTTATAAAACTTGCCATTGCAATATAAACACCGTCTTTTTCTTCTTCATCACCGTCATAATAATGAATAGTTCCATCTTCACCTAAATAAGGAATTTTTGATTTTACTTTGTTATCTGAACCAAATTTCCCATATAACGAATTAAGAAAAAGTTTTGAAATTAAATATAAACCGTGGTTACTATCTTTTTTGGCTTGTATTTTGTTTTCACTCCACTTATCTATATAATCCGTAAATAACCCTTTTGTAGCCTTAAACATCCACCCTGAAAGGTATTCAATGTTATATACATCGTATTGTTCAAAGAAAAGTTCCAAGTCAACAGAGTTCAAACAAAGAACAACTTCTTCACCGTTTGAACTTGTTAAATATTCATTTCCGGAAAAGAAAGAAGAACGTTTTATTTGTATTGTTGGAATTTTACCTTTTTTCAATTTGAACATACATCTAAACATTTGCGTGTATAATGTATAGAGTTCGTCTTTTTGATATTTACCTTTAAAGTAAATAGGCACACCGTAAGGTAAATAATTGTAATACATAACTGAAGGATAAAGGGAATTGACATCAAGAACAATTCCCCTTCCAACACGTTTACTTGCAAACTTTGGATTCAAGTATGTAAAACCGCCCCTGTAAGACTGTTTAACATCATCGTGAAATGTAGGTTTAGGAAAATAACGTTCAAACGCTCTTTTGCTGATTAACAGTTTATATTCATTCAATGCACAACTTCCAATTGTCATTTTGTTTAATCCTTGTTTATGAAAGTATTCAACAGCGTGAGCAACAATTTTAACATCGTGTTGTAAATATTCAGTTTCTTCAGGTGTTAGAGGTGAACCTTCTGGTAGGTGATCGTGTGCGGTATAATCAATCTTTAACTTTTGAATAGGTAGTTTAAAAGATTTTGCAATTCCGTCAACAGACAAGGGAATTAATTTCAATGAATCTTGAAATGTTACTTTCTTTGTCTTTTTACCTTTTCTCCAATAAATTACTTCACATGAATAATATAATCCTTTATCAGAAATTAACGTTGTGAATGTATTGTTTGCCTTTTCAGAAGGTTTTTCAACATACTTGAACCCTTTCTTGAATAACCATTGTAAAATGAACTGAACATCAAATTTTAAGTTATGAAAGAAAATAACCGGATTGTCTTTCTGCTTTTCACACCAATTCATAAAATCATCAAGTGTTGTTCCGATTGTTATATTATCAACGTTTCCAACTTCACAAACAGCATATGCCCAAACGTGACAATTTTCTTCTATTGTAGTTGTTTCAAAGTCGGCAACATAGTATTTCATTTTATTTCCTTCTTTCTATTTCTTTTTAGGAATCCAATTTGAACGTAGTTCACTTATATATTTTTTCGTATCTTCTGAATTTCCGGGATATGCGAGTGAAAAGTCATCAGGGTGTTCATTAAAGGTTTTCATAAATTCATCAATATCCATATTTTGAATATGATCTGTAATATCTTTAATTTCCGCAGGACTGAAGTTTTCTTGAAGTGTTTCAATGAAATTATTTCTTAAAAGAACATCACGCTTTCTCCAATATGTTAATTGTGATTCACGTTTTAAGTGTTCAAATTTCATTGATGCATCATTTTTACTCATATTTTTAGGAAATGGATTAGTTGGTAAAAGCATATTTTCGTCTGCTGTTCCCATTCCTAATTCGCCCCTTGTATAACCTAAACTTTTACCGTTTCTTTTCAATTTACGGTTTAGAACATCTTCTTTACGCTGTTCTCTAACCGTGTTAATACGTCTTGCACGGCTTGACATATCCTTCTTTTGCCAATTAGTTATTTTTCTGTTATTATCTGAATTAGGAAGTTTAACAAGTTTTTCTGAACCTCGTTGTGTAAATCTTTGAAGGGATTTAAGTTCACGGTTTAAATCCCTTCTTGTTTCTACAAGGTCAACAATATCTTTATAACTTACTCTATCAGGTAAAATAACATCTTCATTGACAAACTTCTTTTCTAACCTTCTAACTTTAGCATTAAAATTATTAGTTAACCTTTTTATCTCCGCAAGGTCATTGTCATTCCATCTAATATTATATCGTTTTGACATTCTGTATATTCTCCGTCAATTGAAATGAGATAACCCCTTTTTTCTATAGTTGCATATAGTCTTAAATCCGCTATTAAATCAGATTTAACGGTAAATCCAAAACGTTTTGAAAGTGATTCAGTTATCATTCTTCTATGTTCACCGCATCTTGAATTGAATTTAATCCTATATAATTCACTTGAAAAATGGTATGTTACCTTTTGACCTTCATATTCTAATTCCAATTTATATGGTGTTTTATGAAGGTTGTAAGCAATTTTTGCTCTTGTTAACATGTTCTGCACTCCTTAATTAAAATGGAAGTTTCTTATCTTTTATTTCTTCCTTTTGCGGTTTTTTCTTTTGTTTTTCTTTTTCTTCAGGTTTTTCTTCAGGCCTTTCTTTATCATCTGAATAGTAAACTGAAAAATAAGGTTGTCTGTTTTCTGCATTTGCTTTTTCATTGATAAAACCAACAACACGGTTATCCTTTAATTTACCGGATAAATATTTCTTTCCTTCATCCGTTGCATTACACCACAATGAAAGAAGAGGTTCTTTTGAAAGTTTTCCTTCATCATTAGTTGTGTAAATCTTTACATCAGGTTCATTTGGATTTTTCTTTTCAGTATTATAAAACCCCCTTAATGACTGACCTTTATAATAACCGGTAAAATAGGTTGTTCCACTCTTTGCAGTTTCCTTCCACATTGCAAATACTTGTTCCAGGTTGAATTCCTTCTTTTCCTGATCTGTTGTCTTTTCTGTTACTTGTTTTGTTTTAGTCATTTTTATATCCTCCTTTAATGACTTAAAATATTTTATATATTTATTTTTAACAGATTTATCTGTTAAATTTCAAAGTTATTATTTAACATTCAATAACAATTCTTTGCATATTGCTAGAATACCAAACAGCCTTTATTACACTTTCAAGTGCTTTGAAATTAAACCTGGAAGGTATAATTTCAGATGCAAAACCGTTAAATATTTCTTGTTTGTTAAATTGAATTAATAGTTTCGTGTCACCGTCTAAAACGTTTAATAGGTTAATTAGTTTCATAACTTTACCTATAAATAATATCCAATTCCTAAATCATTGAATATTCCTTGAATACAGTCAGCCATTCCTTTCCAATATTCATAAAATTGTTTATCACCTTCTTGATAACTCTTTGAACTGTATTCTTTATATCTTTTGTATGCTTTTTTCAATGTTTTAAGATATCCCATAAATTTAAATGAACTTATTTCGTCATAAATTCCTAAATCTTCACCAATATGACATTTCAGTTCATCTTCTTCAAAATAGATGCAATCTTCCGTACATTCACTTGAAGAACAAAGTGAATACATATTTTTAGCGTGTTTAATTTCTTTCATATCCTTTCACCTTATAAGTAAATTCTTCTTTTAATCTTTCTAAATAGTTATTAATATCAACTGAAATTTTAATTATTTCTTTCATAATTTTACCTTTTTATTTTTTCCATAATTTCCTATATTTTTATTGTGATCTTCAGTAACAACTAACATGGAACGAATAAAATTAAATTGTAAACATTCAGTTTCAAAGAATTCATTTGTTAAGTTACATAAATCAAAAGACCGTGAAAAATATTTTAATATTCTAACTTGTTTTCTATAATATTCTCTTGAAGTATAGTCAAAATCTATAACAAGATCTGAACTATAATTTCGAAAATATTTGTATTTTAGAAGGTTAATATATTCAGGTGATAATCTACTTAAAACTAAAGAAATTATATGTTCTAATTTTATGTAACACATTTTTTCTTTAAATAAATTAATCATTCTTTCAACAGTTTCCATTGTTTTATAATTTGATGAATTCAATCCAATTTTGATTGATTTATCTTCAATATTCTTTATCTGTTTAGAAAAACAAGGATAACTATAAAGAAGTGTTTTAATATAAATGTCTTTCATTTTAACCTCCTATATTTATTACAATTTCATAGTAGCCGGAATAGAAGTTTATAACCTCTTTACTCTTCAGAACCTCCGGAATGTTCAGAACTAAACCTTTGAAGAGTTCAGAACCGGTTCTAACGTTCCGAATACTAACCTTTGAACTTGTAGTAATATGATCTGTTAGTTTTGAAATGGTTCTGAATCCGTTCTGAAGGTTGTATTCTTCTAAAATATTAATTCGTTTCATTGCTTACCTTTATTCCATAAATCTATTAAATCATGTTTTGAATGATTCCACTTTGTATTATCAAAAGCAAAACCACAATTACAATTCAGCCGGTATCCATATGGTTTATAGTCTGAAAAATAATCACCTTCATTTGTATAAATCCATACGGAATTACATTTTTCACACGGTTTTATTATTGCTTGTTTCAACTTTATCAACCCTTTCTGACTGTTTTAAACGTGGTATTATTACAAACTTGTTAACAACTTTAGAAGTGAATTCTGCAAGTTGTTCGTAAGTTTCAATGTTCCTTTGAGCAACAGCAATATTTCCTAAAACGTATCTTGCTGTTTTTTCCTTGCTATCATATTCAAATAGTAGTTTATATTTCATAGTGGTTAAATCTTTATGTTATTAGTTAAAGCAAATTCTAAAAGATGTTCTTTAAAACTATTTATTATAACAGTACATTCTGAAACAAGGTTTAAATTCGGTTCACTAGGCTCTACAACTTTCCTTACAACTTTAAACATTAAATCACGTGTTTTAGTTTTTGTTTGCAAAAGTCTTACAGTTGATTTAAAATCTTCTGATCCATTTGATTTAAGAATCATATCAAATAGTTCATTCATAAATTCACTCATATGTTCTACTTTTTCTTTTTTGTTTTGTTCGTTCATTTCTACACCTCTTTAAATTTTAACATTGACACCGGTTAAGGTGTTTCGTCTTAATTTTCAAAGACTCATCAGAATGTTTTAATTATTCCCATACTTGAACAAGTTCAGCATTAACACCATAACCAACAACTTTTATATAGTCACATTCTTTTAACATCATACCTAAAACAATCCACCACCAATTAACCAAGTGAATATCGTGTTCTTTTAGTATTTCTTCTACTTCTTTAATTTTCATTTCTTTGTTGATAATATCTTTCATAAAAACTCCACATAATTAGGTGAATTACAAATATCAAAATAATTATTAATGAAAGATAGACCATAACATTCTTGAATACAACAATAAAATTCTTCTTGTATTTTTTCAAATTCTTTATTATCAACAATTTTATGAACTAATAAATTTTCAATTAAATCATCTAATTGAATAATTTTTTCATACTTCCATTACAAGTCTTCACTAAATCATAAATTTCAACTTTCATTTTCTCTTAACCTCTTAATATGTATTTCATAGGATCACAACCACCCTACGTTTACTATTTTAATACTTTCATTGAAAAAAGTCAAACAAATTAACGCACTTTTTACAAATTTATTAAAAATATTTTTCAATTTGATTTTATTATATTTATAATATATAATGTTTAGAGAATAAGCACGAAAGATTTTTCCATTACCAAAATATAACTTTTATTAGGTCTTTCTTACTATACCCTTTTCCCTATTTCATAATCCCTTCAGATTGTCAATAGACCTTTCTACACTTGACACGCTTACCTTATTTACTATCTACTTAAAAACGCTTGACTTTTTCCATTTTTTCTGATAGGGGAACTCGGATATAAAACAGGGGGGGGCAGGG